CGTCACCCTGCAATTTCTCGTCAGCCGTCATCCAGACATCATACAGGCCGTCCTTCTTGAGACTGCCGTGTACGCGGTCAAGTGTGTCGGCGCGGAGGTTGTTCATGCCCTGCTCTGCGCTGCCATCTATGCCCCATCCGAACTTATTGACGCCACCGGAAATCTGCGCCCGAAGATAGTCTGCGGCAGACGTTCCCTTGGCCTTCAGGTCTGCGTATGTGTCCTTCAGCCGTCCAAGAATCTGCTCACGAATGCCGATGTTATTGAACGCTTCCAGACGCTTGTATTCCATGTCGCGGGCGAGTTCGTCTGTGACATCCCTGATTGCGTTCTTCGTGGCGTCCACACGCGACATTTGCTTCTCACGAACATATCTATCCGTGTAGGTGTTCACCTTGTCCTGAATGTCTCCGAAAGAAGTTCCGCGCAGTTTGCGCATCTTCCCATCGGTCCCCTCAAACTCCACGCTGTCGAGATAGTCCTTGAGTTGGTTAAGACAGCTATCAGCCATTGGAACCACCAAGGAAACAGGTCATAAACTGCTTGAGGCCCTTGATGACCTCTTGATTCTCGCGGTTGGCGTTCTCAATCTCCGCGACTTCAGGAGTGTACTTCTCGTTGTCCAAAAGTTCCTTTGCCCTTTCGTCTAGTTCGTTCACTGCATCAGAGCGCACGGCGTCCACGGGAGGCGACTCCTTCATGTCCGTGTCACGCGCCTGTATCTTTGCTTCTTCGGTGGACGGGATTGGTTTTGCAGCTTCCTGTGCGGCATCGGTAAGACGCTGCTTGCGTGTGGCGTCATCAAGTATTCCGCCCTCAAGGGCGGACTCCGCGATGTCTTTCCCTGTAGCATCACGGAACGCAGAGTGCCACTCATCGGAACCGGGTACGAGAGATCCTAGACGTTGCGCGAATTGTTCACGCCCCGGTTGCTGGTGTGCCTCAAGCCAGGCCTGATAGTACATTTCCTCGGAGGCAACACCGCCCGATGTCGGGTCAATCGTCCCGCCGTGTTCCGTTGGCTCTATCGTGTGCGTGTCGCTGGGATGGTCGGCAAGCCATTGCTGATAATTTGATTCGTCCCATGCGCTTCGGTCAGTTTCAAGCGCATTTCCGAACATATCACGGTTAATGTCGTGGTCGAGAAGCGGCGTAATTTCTACAGGCTTCCCCTCAGCCATCTGCCCTGCGGCAACCTGCAAAGCTTCTGCCTTCGCTTCGGGCGACATGCGCTCGGCCATCATCTTCGCCGCCGCAGCAACGCGCCCGGTCAGCTTGTCCATGACGGCCCCGCCGCCCATGTGCATGATAGACATGAACCCGGAAGCACCTATAAGGCTTTCATGGATAGCGTCATTGACGGTGTACTCGCGCCCCACGCCTTCTGACGTAGCGGCCTTAAATGCGCTTATGGGCGCCTGCATCGCAAGGCCCTCGGCAGCACCAGCAACGCCACGGAAGGCGGTGCGTGACAGGCCACCAGCGATTCCAGCCGCGCCGAACTCACCAACGGCCTCTGCCGTTGCGGGGGTCATCATCTTCAATGCTGACAGGCCACGGGCGACTGCGGCTTCCCCGGCCACGCCGCCAGCAAAGTACATGGACGCTACGTTCACTGGGTCAAGCAACATCGCTGCAGTATCTACGCCCCACCGGGCGACAGACCGCAGAGTGCCGTCATTCTGCGCGTCTTGCAGCGTAGCCTTCTGGATGGACTGCTGCGTGTAGTTGTCGGACATGCGTTTGGCGACATCCTCCGGCAAGTCCTGGGAGAACGTGACGCCATTTCCGTAGCGGTCAGGCTTGACCCCATACCGCTCATTGGCGTCCTTTGCGGATATTACCGTCGATTGACCAAGGCCGGGGTCATCCCCGATCTGGCGCATCTGACCAGGGTTCAGTGGATCGGCCTTGTCGTAAGCGTTCTTCGCCCAATCGACGGCCCATTTCATCGTGCCAAACCAATCAGCGGTATCCAAAAGCGACGGAGAGGGCGGCGCACCGTGGGCATGGTAGTCGCTCATCAACCCCGCAGTTGGGTCAGGCTGGTCGTAGTTGAAGTTGAGATTAGTCGGAATAGCTGGCATTGGCATCCTGCGGCTTGGCAACCCTTGCGGCAGCGTTGAAGTCATTCATACTGAACGTAACACCCCGTCCGCGTTTGTCGCGCAGGGGGTCGCCGTTCACATAGACTGCAAGCAGATTCGGGTTGTCCTTGACGTTGCGGAACTCGGCCTGCTGCAAATAGGCGGCTGCACGGTTATTGTAGACGGCCTGCTCATTCGTGGTGGTCGGTGCGGGGAGATAACGGCTCATATCAAGATCGGAAACCTTGAGTCCGCCAATAAGGTCTGGTGCGTACTGGCGCACCATGTTCCCGTATCCAGATGGTACGATTGTCTTGGGCGAGAGGACTTCATACTTGCTTGAGAACTGCTTGAGTGCATCGCGGGTTGCCTCTGCCCACGGCATATTACTAGCGATATTTGCTGTTACCAGGGCGTCCAGGGCTTTGTATTCAGCCTGCCCGGTGGCTAGTCCCTGCTGACCCTGATAGGCAAGGCTGGCCTGTCTCGCGCTGAATGTCGGGTCGTTCTCGATCATCTTCTGTATGCTTTTTTGCGTCCCACCATCCATAGACTCTTTCATGAGGTCATACGTGGGCTTCTTGCCGTCCTTGCTGATTGTCGTAACCTGCAAGTATTTCTGCTGCGCGTCCGGGTCAAAGTTGTCGATGGCGAAGTTCATCCCTGCGGGTACGCCGATATTCTGCATGGATTTCCTGACAGCACCTGCGTTGGGACCAGCGTTCTGGTATAACTGCGACAGGAACTGTAAAGGATTACCTGACTGTTGCGCCTGCTGCCATAACTGCTGCGCCTGTGGCGTGGTGAGCGCACTACGCTGTTCGGATGGTATCCCCATCGCAGCCTGTGTCGCCAACTGCTTCCCGACAAGTCCAAAGGTATCCGGTGCGCCATTGGAGCGATGCGGGATGATATTCATTTCCGGGTATAGGAGCGCGACACCATCTGCTGCATTGCGCCCAGTGGTGTTCTGAAACACTCCCTGGATATGGTTGTACGTATCAACGAATGTCTGACCACTAATCATCCCCATTGTGTCGCCAGTTATGGGATGCTTATCGCGCAGGGCTTGTGCGCTTGCGTGGTCGCCCGACTGATCGAATAGCGCGGCCTGTACGGCATCCCTGGAGGCGGCGAACTGCACAACCTGCGCACCGTTGGACTTTGTGGGAACGGGGCCAGGCATTGCCAGGTACTTGTCGTATTGTCCCGAATTGTAGGCCATAGACGCAGCCATCATCCGGTTATTATTTTCGACTCCAACCTTCATTTCGTCCATCATTTTGTATTGATTGATTTCTCTATCAGCAGAAGCCAGCGCACCGGGGGAGAGTGCAGACGAACCATCTTGCAAGGTCATTCCACGAAGTCCACGTGCAACAGACTCGGCGGCTTTCGTTCCTCCGTGGTCAAGTGCCTGCATGACCTGGGCATGGGCAACAGGAGATAGCAACTGACGAACAATACCGTTGGCATATGCGGCCTGCTCTTCCGGGGCAACGCCCTGCGCTATTGCATACTGCCTTGCAGCATCGTCAAGTCTGTCCTTGTGGTACGTGATTGCCTGTGGGCCATCTGCGGCGGCGTCATCGGCAATCTGGCTCATCCCGGCCAGCATTCCCTTCTTGTGCGCCTCAACGGTCTGGTACGCAGCGTGGGAGCCAAGCTGCTCATTGACCATGACTATATTGCGCGTAGCCATGCCCTCAAACATTTTACGTTCCATCTCGGACTGTGAGTTGGCAGCGTACTGGTTGTAAATGTCAGCGATCTTTTGCTGTGTAGCGGGGAGCGCAGCTTGCGCGTCTGTCCCTTGTAACTGCGAAAACGAGTTCTTAATGTCGGAAATGTCTTTCGACATCTTCACCCAATTTTGGGTGGCATTAGTCTCATTTGTCATGCTTTGCAAGGTAGATGCGACTTTCTGAATCGCATCGGTCCCGGCGTCAATCTTCTGTGAGCCGCCCTGTAACGCCGCACCTATCTGCCCACCGAACTCGGACGGGTCGGCGGATACACCGGAGTACACGCCACTCGGCGCACCCTGCGCGGCAACATCGGGAACTGGACTGTATGGCAATCTCATTTATTGCACCTACTGCACAAGTTTCTTGGTCTGAAGTTGCCACATGCCAGCGTTGCCCGCCACGGAGGCAGCGCCGCCAAGGAGAGACATGGCAGAAGATATATTCGCAGCGGATACGGCATCATCGGCTTTCTGCCCGTAAAGGTCGGCCTGCTGCTGGAAGGAGTTGGCCTGTGATTCACTCGCGTAGACATTCTTCTGCGTGTTGGATTTAAGCGTGAGGGCGTTGAGTTCGCCAAGGGCGGCTGCGCTGGACTTCACATCCACGTTACTGCCACTATTGACATCGAGTCCGTTCGCACCCTGCTGCGCTGCGATTGCCCCAGCCGTGGCGCGGGTTTTCATGTTCTGGATATTGAGATTCGCTTCGCCCTGCGCGGCCTGCATCTGCGCATTGCGCTGCGCCATGAGCGCATTGTAATTCTGGATGCCCTCGTTCGCCAACGCTGCCTTTCGTGCGGCCTCGCCCTGGTACTGTGCGCCAATGGCATTGCCAACTGCGCTCAATCCCTGGAGGCCCATTGAAATGTCGTGCATACCTCCAGCGGACGCAACGTCGTACGTCATGCCAGGTGAAATGGCTCCAAGGATACCGGACGCTCCCCACCCTGCGCTAACCGCTGAACTGGCGGCCAGAGAACCATCTGCGGCATAGGTTACAGCCGGGAGTGTGTAACCCGTAGAACCAATTACCGAAGCGGCGGCTTCACCGATACCCATGTCAAAACCCATTACTTTCTCTCCATCGTGAACTTGCGGAACTTCGCCCTATTGGGTCCGACTTCCACAACTTCAGGGTGTACAGTGAATCCGATAAGTTGCAGAAACTTTATTGCGGCGGCGTAATCTGCGTAGACATAGTTCTCAAGCCTTGGGAAGTATTCCAGCATCCCCCGCGCTTCAGCCTTTGCGTGGCGTATGAACGCAAGTGGTATTTTCTCAATCTCCCGCGTAGTCAGAAGCCACGGTATCCCAACGTCCGACAGGATGCCCCCGCCGAGTCCAAACATGCAGGCAAGTTTCCCATTTACGAACGCCGTCTTTTTCCAAATGGCGCGGTCATAGGACTTGCGCACCATCTGCCGCTCTGTGAATCCAACGGAACAAACTTCCATCCGGTCATTGTCCCGCATGTTCTGCGAAAGGTCACGAATATGTCCAGGAGTAGAGTCAACAATCTGGTAGTCGCACTCACCCATTAGAATCTCCCACCACGACCTCGGGGATAACGGCGAGGACGTTGCATGGCATGGGGTAGTCCTGCTGAATGCACACCTGTCCCGGTTTTGTCCATAGGGGTGTAATGTTGATGAGCTTGTCTCCCGTGAACAAAGGAATTGGTTGACCAGCGAGGATGTCATTGCCCCGGTCCTTGAACTCCGTCACGGTGTCGAAAGTCTGTCCGACCTTGATACCCCGACTTGCCTCAACGCGTACAGTCACCGAGTAGATATTCTTGCGCTTGCCTTGGATGGTGCTGCCACCAGCTTGCGGGGAGTCGAGATAAAGCGTCTGCAACTGCGCCTGGAACGGCAAGCCAACCGTGATAGCCGTTGCGGGGGTGGCTAGCGTCACAGACCCACCAGAAACTATCTGGCTTGGTGCTACGCTGCCATCTGCGAGAATGGCGACTGTGCATCCCTCAAGATGCCCAAGGCCCGTCACAACCGAAACTGGAGTGGTTTGCGTCCATGCCCCGGTGGGGAACGGGACGGGATTGTTGTTCGGGTCATTCGGTATGGTATCGGTAATCGGCTGCGATAACGTCACAGAAACGCTTGTGCTGCTGCTGTAGGAAGTAATCGTACCGATACCACCACCAGCGCGGATAACGTCACCCACGTTTCCGGACGAGAATACTCCAGCACTCGCCACGACGCTTGCCGAAGTGGAAGCCGAAGAGAATGTCAGGGTCGCAGCGGGAGTGTTCTGCGGGTAGCTCAATCCCGCATCGACGCACCACACGGACTCAACGTCCGTCCAGATGCGGTTGTCCATGCGCTCAACGTAGTAATACCAGTTTCCGTTGACCTTACGCTGGACAACGCAATACAGCGCATTTACCGGGGGTTCGCTGACCGTACACACGGACTTGAAAAGGCCGAAGGTGTCATGCCGCGCCCAGGCGTAAATGTCCTGTTCCTTGAGATACGTGAACGACAGGAGTACGCCGTCATCACGGACGCACCAGACAATCTTGTACGGCTCTTCGCACCAGGCCCATTGGAGAATCGTGTTCGTGGCGAACAGGTGATTCGACAGGACGGACATATCTGTGCCCGTGTAAATTTGCGCGTAGAAGTTGTACGACAAGTCGCGCACAACGCTACCCTTCTCCTGAACGTAGAGAATGTCATAGTTGACGGTAATCGGTGGAACCTGCGCGTTGCAGCCGTTGTAAGCCTGCGGAGTAGCAACCTGCTGCGAGGGCGTAACAGCCGTGCCATTCGCGCCGCCGCTTATCTGCCACGCACCACCACCCGTCAGGACAACCATGCCCCCCGGCATCGGAACCATCGCTTGTACGCCGTTCACCTGCTGCGCCCACGGAGTACCCTGAATGGCATCATCATCCTGTACGGGCGTCGAAACGTCGAAGTTCGCGTACTGCCCCGGCTTGCTCATCCTGTATGTGTCAGGTGCATTCGGGGTGTTGGCGAACACCTTGCGTTGCTGGAAATAGGCCACGGTGCTTGGATACGTCCCGGTGGACTTCCCGATAACAAGGATTGCCGTGGCACTCGTTCCGTCAGCCGTGAACGTTATTGTGTCGCCAGCGGCATATCCGCTGCCCCCATTCTGGACGATAACTGCGCTGACAGCACCACCAGTGATAACTGGCAACAAAACAGCACCACTACCCGTCGAGGTCGTGATGCTGTACGTTACGCCAGTCTGCGTGTACCCGGAGCCACCAGCGGTAATAGTCACGCTGGAAATGGGGGATATGGCGAACGGGTTGCTATGGGTCGGTGGCGAATGGGTAGCGTCAGCGGTGATGTTCGTGTCCACAAACGACAGGCCATAGGCCGTGCCGATGTACGAGAACTGCGAACCAACCGGGACGGTAGAGTTGTACGCGGGGGGGGCCATGAAGATATTGTACGACGTAGACCCCGTGACGGCGGGCCAGGAAATGTTGTTGCTTCCCGATACCACGGCGATATCTACGCTGTTCGTAATCGTCCCCACGGGCGACGGGACACTCTCCTGACCGTTGGCGTCAACCGCAGTCACACAGTAGGAGTAGCAAGTCTTGAGGCTGGCCGTGGTATTGTTCGCAGCCGTAGTGATACTGGCCGGGGCCGCAATCGTGCTAGCAAATGTGATAGCCGTCAGCGACCATGAGGCCGTCCCGGTGCGCTTCAGGTCATATGGCGGGTAACTCGGATGCACAAACGTCATCGTATCCGCAGACTGCGTGAACTTGAGTAGCGGAAGGTCAGCGACAGCCCACGGTGTTACGAGTGTGTAGATTCGTGCTACCGTGCCACCGCTGGCATAGGCTGTGTACGAGGTCGAGTCGATATTGCCGCCGCCCACGGGATTAGTCAGCGTGAACGTGTTGGCGGCAGAATTGGCGACAATGAAGGTCTGCCCGTTCAGTTGCGTCATGCCGGAGATTCCCGTGATATACACGGCATCCCCGTTAGAGAACCCATGAGAGTTTGACGTAATCTGGCACGGATTGGCTTTGGATGCACCAGTTATCGTCTTACTCGCTTCGACTACATACGCGCCATTGGCGATTACCCGCATGTACAGGTTACCGAACTCAAGCGCATAACTCTGCGTACTATTGAACACAAATGGAATAAGGCGCGGTGGCAGTCCCGTTCCTGCCTGTTCGGACACGCCAATAAAGTGCGTCCCGGCCCGCGAAGCAGCACCGCCGCGATAGTTCACGAACATATTGCGCATCGTGGCTGCGCCAGTGCGGTACTTCGCCAGGTCAACACGCCCGTACAAAGACGGCGAGAGTTCACCGGACGCGAAGCTAGGCTGGATAAGCGATATGGTCATTGCGCTCCCGGGCTAGACGGCAACACCAGTGGGGGGAATCTCTTCGGTCCACTCAATTTCAATATCGAGGACAAGACCAGCCGGCACAGCCGACCCGTTCATGTTCAAGCACAACGCCTCGCCCGCATGGAGGACGCAGGACTTTACGCCACGGGCCGCACCGAACAACTCCTCGGCAATCCACGCCGAGCCGCCACCGGCGAGGGTCGGGTTGCTCATCACATAACTGCCGATTGTGCCCTGTGCCGTACCCAATCCAGTGGGGACAGCAGACCACGACAGGGTTGTCGCCTGCGGGGCCGGGTCAACGCTGTCCATCGGAGTCATCGTAACGCTGGCAGAAGTGCCACCAGTGTCGGTGGCGCTACGCTTAATGAGCAGAATCCTATTCGTAGACGCAGCGGTAGACGCACCGCTGACATTCACCCTGCTCACGCGCACAGTTCTGGTGCTTGCAGCCGGGTTGAACAACTGTACGATGTCCGAAGGGGTGGCATACGGAGCAAAGGCGGTCATGGTTGTCCTGTACGTGGGCTTCATGCCCTCATTGTTCGCATTGTCCTGTCCATACTGGTTGACGGTCGGGCTGCCAGTGGGCTGACTTGGAATAGGCATATTCTCGTTCTCCTAAATGCCGCTGTAGGTAATGTTTCCGCTACTGCCACGGGCAGACATCCAATCCGGGGTATGGTCCGCGTTGCTGACCAACTCCGTGCCATCGTCAATGCGGGCCTGGTCGATAATCATCTGCGCGGCCTGCATACACGCCTTGTAAAGCGCCATATCCAGCGACAATGCAGGGACGAGTTTCGCGGAAAGCGACATAACCATCGCCTCCTGAAACTCTGCATCCCAAATGTCGGGATTGGTAATCCGCGCCGTGTAGACAAGCTGCGCCTGATACTGATTGGTCAGGATGACGCGGGTTGGGTTGCCGGAAGCGTCCGTATCCGTAGCGATCTCAAACTTGACGGGGTGGCCGTAGTCAACGCTGACCCCGACATTCCCGACTGCGCTCATAAGTGGAACGCTAGAAGTTTGACTCTGTGCCACGGCATTGAGGATATAGCGGCACTTGATGCAGTCGGACGGGTATCCGTACTCATACTGCCACGGCTGCGGGATGGTCGGGTTCGTGTCAGACGCCGACTTTAACTGCGCGAGAAACGTCTGCTTCCTTGCGAAGTTCCACGTTGCGGCCCGGAGAAGGCTGTCGCGGGTGGGGTCAAAGAGAATGGCCGCAACGCTGGCCTCTGGCGAACCGTCAGACGGGCGGATGCTACTGACCGTTGACTGCGCACCAATCGTAATTAGCGCACGGTTGACAATATCGACTTCAGAGGCCATGTGCGGTTACTCCTCGGAATCCTCTTCCTCGTTCTCCTCGTCCTCATCCTCGCAAGCCATGTGGGTGATCTGAAGCTCGATGCGCTTGCCGTTGCCGTCCTCGGAAATGCTCGTCACCTTCGCCATGCAGAACAGGTGAATCATGTCGCCGAGTTCGGGAGTCTCATCTTCAAGGCCGAGCTTCTCAACTTCGGCATCGCCAAGTGAGATACATAGGCCATAGGGGTAGTTGTCGGACGCGATAGCGGGCATGTCCGAAAAGTCAGACGAGTCCCGCCGCATGTCTTTCATGGCTGGGATCATCATGGCTACTTCCCCTTCTTGGGATTCTCATCGCCCATCGGGTCGGAGGTGCTATCTTCCTCGTCCTTGTCCTTGGTGCGCTTCGCCTTGTCCTTGTCGTAGAACTTCTCCGCACGGGAGGGCTTCTTTTCGCCCTTCTTTTCTTTCTTCTCTTCCGCCTTCTTGAACTTCGCCACGTTATTTCTCCTTCTTGTCATACATGCTGGTGGAGATACGCTTCTCCTTCTCTTCCCTCTTGGCATGACCCTTGGCCTTGTCCGCGTTGCTCATGGCAATGGCGACGGCCTGTTTCTGCGGTCTGCCAGCTTCAACCTCGGTCTTGATGTTTTCCCGGACAACGCGCTTGCTGCTACCTTCTTTGAGCGGCATAAGGCCCCCCCACCCTAGTTAGGGACGGCGGTTTCGGAAACGGTGCCCATGATCTTAGCAACGCGTTTGGGCCTGCCGGGGCCAGCCTTCACAGTTTCGGGCTGCTTCGGCGCACCCATGACATTAGGCCCCTTCTCCGGGGCATGAACAAGGCGCACAAGCGGATCCTTGGCCTCGGCGTAGGCGCGGTCAATGAACTCATCCATGCCCATTGTGTTGCCGATGCTTTCAAGGTAGTCGGCAATCTTGATCTTTGCAGAATCGTTCAGAGGGGTCATCCATTCATTCGGAATGCCGCTAAACTCGATCTCGGTTCCGATCTCCCAAAGAACGTCATCGGCATACAAGGGCTGTTCAAGGATATAGCGGGGAACTTCGACAATCGACATAGAGTCTCCGTGATGTATGGGGAGATGGGGCATTTCTGCCCCACCATCCCCATTGTGACGTTAAGGGTTAGGAACCGACAGAGTAACCAGCCGCGTACTCGGACGAAGAAAGGTTCTCGTCCTTACCGATGGTCAGGAACGCAGTCAGAGCGCCAGTGGAAATGGTGGCAGTACCCACCGTGTAGCTCAACTGGAGGTAACGCGGCATAGCCACGCCAGCGACGCGGCGGGGCACATGGATAGACCAGATCAGCGCAGAAGCGCCGATGTTGGCAACCGGGATGGCAGCGGACTCAGCGTAGGTAGTCCAAGTGCCGTTGGTGGTGGTGGAACCCTGGAACTGGATGTTCAGAGTACCGGAACCCGTGGAGGTGGCAGCAGCGGTGCTGTTATACACCACCAACTTGACGCCGGGGGTGTCACCCACGCTCATTTCACGGGCATTCTGCAAGTCGATGATGTTAGTGCTGGCAGCAGTAGCCGTACCAATGGAGTTAAAGGTCTGCGCAGAACTAAACACAAGGTTGGAATCAATAAACATATCTATTTTCCCCCTATGGGTTAGACAACGCGGGTTTCGGTATTCACCAGGGCGTCACACACGCGAATGGGAATGCCACGGAAGTCGGCCACAACCTTGCCCGCGTACTCAGAGAGGCGCAGGAGAGTACGAGCGTTGCGCATGGCCTGGATGTCCAAGTACTGGCGCACAGTACGGTTGCAGTAGATGACGGGACGGATGGCAGGCATAACGCCGTCGGGGGCGTCACTCTTCGTGATACCGCTCACCTCGTAGGAGGTCGTGGGCATACGGATAACGGCCTTCGCCAACTGAGCATACAGGTCAACCGGAGTGGCGTTCTGCAAACCCAGGGTAGCAGAGGTCACATCCACGTTGGCAAGACGCACAACGTAGCGCCAGTCACGCACGGTGAGGCCAGCCTGCCAGCGGAAGTAGCTGGTGTAAGCCTCAAAACGGTTGTACGAGCCGTCATAGCCCGGAATGGTGTCGCCCTTGTCCTCATGCAGAAGACCGGCCTTGCTGCCCTTCGGGAAGATGCCATGACAGGTGCGGTCGCCCCAACCGACAATCCAAATGGAAGTGTTGGACGAGGCAGTGCCGCCGCAGTCAATGACGTTGTAGGCGGTCTGCGCAGAGGCAGTCGCAACAGTGTTGAAGCGGGGAGACAGGCCAGTAAACTGCGTCTGGTTCACGGCGGCATTGCCGTAGAACAGAGCAGTCGCAACCTGCTGGCTCAAGCCTTCCATCTGCGCCATATCTTCGGACAGACGGAACTTGCCGATGTCGCCATTCAGTTCTGCAAGGTTGCGGTCAACGATGCTGTAGGCTTCCAGCGAACCGCAGTGGTCTTCGATCTGCGCGGTGGTGGACTTGCCGGGCACAACGCCCTGGTACAACTGACGCCACGTACCGGACGGCAGGCCCGTGCGGACAGTGGATCGGTGGCCCGTGGGAAGGTTGCCCTCAAGCCAAACCATGTCCTCAAAGATTTCATTAGTCTGGGACAAGAGTTCGGCGATGTCGCCAATCTTGCCATCGGGGTCCTGACGCTTCGCCCAATCGGCGAGGGACAGGTAATTGGAACCGAGAACAGCCATTATTAGCCTCCGTTATACATTCTCGCAGTACGCGAGGCGGGAGCGGGTTCGGCGCTCTTGGAGGCAGGGATAGACCTACCTTCGCCAAGGGCTTGCGAGACTTTGTAGACAAAGCGAACCATTGCGGGATGATTCCCAAGTCCGTACTGGGTCATCGCCTGACGGAGTTCGGGGCTACCGTACTCGTCCAGAACAGAAGCACATGCCGTGATTGCGGTCTTGAAACGGTTGCCGCCGATCTCGCGGTCTGCCAAAACCTCTTCACGCCATTTGTTGTTCTGGCTTTGCCAGGCTTCCTGCTGTGCGGTGTGCATCTTCCCCACTTCGGAAAGGTACAAATCGACGAGTTCTTGGCCTTTCTCCGGCGGCACATTGGCGGCTGTAAGAATAGACTTGAACTGGCCGTACTCTTTCTCTGCGAGTTGAACGCCCTCTGGCAGTTTGAAATCGTAAACAGGAGCCTGCGGTGTTTCTCCGGGTGCTTCCTGCGTTACTTCGGGGGAAGTGTCCTCCGGTGTGGCAATAGTCGCCTCGGAGAGAATGGAGTCCGTAGAAGTCGGAGCGGGTACATATTCTACGGGAGTGGGAGAGACTTCTGCGGGGGCAACTACCGCAGCGGGTGCTTCGACTTGTGCGGGGGCGGCATCGACGGCGGGGGCCGCAACACCGGGACTAACTTCGGTCATTCGCATTCTCCTTCATCATTTCGACGTATTCCTTGGGTGCCCAACGCGAGATCATGCTCATAATGCGCAGGCCGACATTGCGCTCACCTTCGCGGAACGCCATCGTGGACGGACTTTGGTCAAAGGTTGTGCTGTAGAGGTGGCAGGTTGAGAGAAGCCCCCATATCAGTGCCCTGCCTGCCGGGTAGGACATGATCTTGACGAATGCTTCCTGCGCGGACTTCTCGTCGCGCCCCTTCTTTGTTTTCTTCTCCGCGACCTGTTTAGGGTCGGAAGCGTCGTATCCCGTGGATGGCTTGTCACTATCAGTTGGCTGCATTGTGCGCCTGCGCAGAAGCTACAGTGTTTGTCTGCTGTCCGATGTGGCCGATGTCGAAAGTTAGATCAACGTCACACCAGATTTTGTACCCAGCCTTCTCGGCCTTCTTGCAGAAGTTGTAATCTTCGCTGGTGATGACGCACTTACCCTTCCCGTCGTTCTCGTAAGTCTCGTAGTAGTAAGGCCACTTGAGATTACGGAACACGCTCGTCTTGATAAGTACGAAACCACCGGGAAGGTTCTCCATCTCGACAAGGCCCGACTGCGGTGTGGGAATGTCTTTCGCTTTCTGCACACCGAGCGTTTCATACGGAGGAACACGCTTGTTGTACGTGCAGCCAACAATGTCCTTGTCGTGGGCCATAAGGCGCGCAATGGCGTCGGCAGGGAAGAACATATCGCTATCGACAAAGAACACGTAATCCGCTTCGTGGGATAGCGCCCTCACAACAAGATTGTTGCGGGCCGCAGTAATCATGCTCGACTTCTCATTGATGATGCCAATGCGGGCAACACGCATGGAGTTCGACACACAGGCGGCAACGCTCATGCCAAAGTCGGCCTGCCAAATGTCAGAAGATGGGATGAGGACTGCGAGTTTTGGAAGCTGCGGGGAAATGATATCCAAACAAAATTCTCCTTCTAGGGGGTGATGTAGCGCCCACGGGAGATATCTTTCAGAATCTTCTCGGCGCGTTTCTTCGCCTTGAGGTATTCCGGCGTGGGCGGGGAAGTGTCTCCGAATCTTTCTTCATTCAGCGGAGCGCGGGCAATAAACTCCTCCGACATTGCGCGAACAACGTCCATCTTCTGTTCCATATCGAGGAGTTTTCCCTTAAACTTTTCGGCAATCTTTTCGGCAATCAGGATGCGAACAGGGCGCGTCTTTGCAAAGAAGTCTCCCCAAAACGCTATGTCCCTGCACCGCTTGGAGGTGCCACGCTTTCCGGCATATTCAACGGGGATTTTCGTCACATTGCCCGACACAAAGAAGTCAATCTCTGCCAGCCAGGTATCATCAAACCAGAAGGGGAAAAGTTCCGGCGACCACTTGCCACCCATTGCGCGGAGAAATGTGTCGGGGATGATAGGGTGCGTGGCATCGGGGTCTTGCTGCGAGTACAGCCAGAACGGCTTGTTTGGATTCGTGCCAACAACCGTAGCCACAACCTCGTCCCAATCCGGAGTGACGATGAATGCCCTGTCCGTGGTAATGAGATAAACGTCAGCGTTACTCATTGAGAGAAGTCGGTTATTGATTGCGCCAAGGCTTGCGCTACGTGGCGCGATGTTTGTCCGCACGGGGTTGCCATGATCTATCAAGCCCCACATGGCACGAATGGAATCCTCATCGTCATTATCAAGACCGACAAGGTATTCAATATCGTTCTTGCCACTCTGCAACTGCATCATGGAGACAATGACGGCAGACAGACGGTGATGCTGTCCACGGGAAGCGATGATGACATTTATCTTCACTGCGGCTTATTCCCCAATGCGGCCTGCAACGCATTCACGCCGCCGCCAACATCCACGTCGGAGAGGTTCTTCGCGCCCTGCGACAAGGCCATGCCTGTCTGCAACTGCTGCTGTTGTGCCTGCTGCTGGCTTCTCTGCTGCCGCATCTGCGCCATTACCTTCGTGTCGGTCATGCACTTGGGGGAAACAGAGAGGTACTGCGCATACTCGCGCACGATCTCGTCAATGTCGAGGTTATCCATAACATCAGGCTTCACGCCAACAAGGTTGCCAACCGTGCCAAGCAAACGCTCAAGGCTGGCAGTCGCACCCGCCTTCTGACTGCGCGAGAGGATGGAGTCATACTGGATGTCGAGGAGCTTACCCTGTAATGCAGGCGGCATCGGCGGCAAGAGGTTCTTGCGCTTCATAATACCGAAGATGCGCTCAATGAGCGGATTCATCGCTTCATTCTCAAAGCGTTCAACCACAGGTCCAAGCTGCGTCATCTTCTCTTCGCGCCGCTGGTCGATCTCCGTGGCACTGCGCACGGTATCCAGATTGCTAATCATCATAAACAGGTCATTGAACATGACCGTCTTGATACGCTTCTGAATCTCCGCAATGTCCTGCTGCAATTCCTGGATGCGCGGATTCACCTCAAAGACGGGCCTCATGCCCTGCTTATTCGTAATGTCCGCAACATAAGTGATGTGTCCGGGGAGGATGCTCGACGGCTCATTCTTCAGAGATATGTCGGCAATAAGAGGGGGCCTGACCATCTTTTCAATGGCTTCTGCCTTTCTCCTAGTTTCAACCTGCAACTGCATGATATCTGGCAGCGCGTCCATCGCGGGGCTTCTGCCATAGGCATCGTTGGATACGATGTCCCATCTTGGGACAACAAACGGCATTTCGTTGAATCCCCGCACAGAGAGGGGCTTTCGACTGTCAGCACTGTACTCCCAATAAATCTCGCGGTACGTGAACTTCTTCGGGACAACTTCGTACTGGTCGCCGTTCTTCATATTGATAGGGAAGTTCGGCTCAATGGCGTGGGCAATTACTCTTTCAGTCTCAAGACCAGCGCCCTTATCCTTCCACAAGCCAAGTACACCCGCAGACACATTCTCAACGCCGAACATGTCAACGATCTGTGTAGTATTAAGAGTGAACTGGCGGTAGAGTGTATCAGCACGGAGAGAAGAAGAAACACCAACAAAGAACTCGCCAGCACATGGATTGTAAAGTCGTATAACATCGTCCTCATCCTCATAGACAACAATCGGGGCAGTCCCGAACACGGAGAGGTCAAGGTACATGGTAGACAGGGAGTCATAGAAATTCGACTGCGCCATGATGCGGTACATGCGAGATTCAATCTCGTCCAAGTACGCCTGCACTTCGCTAATATCATTCAGCGAGGCATCCACAAAGCGCAACTTGAACCACGGACGGGCGGGGCTGGTCAGGCCGCTCATCATGCCAGAGGCAAGGGTACGGGCGGCGATAGTACCAGTGGCGTCGATGATGCTCTGGTTAATCTGCAAGCCACGATTGGACACGTTGGGCGTGACGAGCCAGTGATAGCGACGCGGCAGGATGTACTCGGCCAGTTTCGCCCAATGCTGCCACCAGGAGGTGCGCCACATGCGCATGGAGACAAGGCGCGACTCAAGGTGTCCGCGCAGTTCCGGCCATGCCATGTCAACGGAATCGACGCGCTCTTTCGGTTCTGCGAGTTGCTGCGAAAGAAGGGACGCGCTGGACTTCTCGTAATGTCCAACATCAGCCACGTTCATCTTACCCATTCAGGCTACCCACCGAGCAGGCTTTTCGGGGCCGTGCTTACAGGTTGTTCAAGGCCACCCGCAGTAGTGCCGATGTTCGACATGGCCGCGCCAGCCGCCTTGGCCTTACTGCTGGCCCCGGTCTGCGCCACGGAGGAGTCAGCCATCGTGGGCGGGTTCGCCGGGGTCGGGGGAGCGGCGGGAGTCGGGATAGACGGAGCCGAGCCACCACCAAACAAAGAAGCAATTCCACCCATTACTTTTCCCCCATATCGCCCCAGGCTTCCGCCAGCGGGTCGTACTCTTTAACTGGTTGGTTCTTCCGTAGATGCTGCTGCGGGCCAGACTTCGCGCCCACGGGGGCCGCAAACGTCAATGCCAACGCATCGCCGAGGTCGGGGGATGGGAGGCCGCGCTCTTTGATGTGCGCTTTTGTCTCAAGGCGCAGACGGCCAGCAGAATCGTAATCATAAACGGGGGTAGAGAGGTCTTTCTTCAACTCGTCATTCTGCGGGAGTGCGCCACCATCTTCAAGCCATTGGCGCATCGTGTCCCACATTTCGGCGCGTTTGTTCTCGTACTTGCCTTTCTGACCAGGGGAGCCGCCGAAGTTGACCTCAATGACAGAGAAGCCGAGTTGCCGTAGACGGTCTATAACGCCCTCGCCACGGCCAGCATCAATAAAAACAGCGTCAGGATGAAAAGCGTTAATCTCGGCAATGACATTAGCAACCATTTCCATATTGTCGCGCTCTTTGAATACGCGGGGCTGGAAGGCTTGCAACCCCAAACGGCGCTGAATAGCACTCCGATCATTACCAAAACGGGCAATGTCAACACCAAGAACACGCGCAGACCCAAGTATTTCATGGTCGGGATACTTCTTCTTGGCTGCATTTTCCACCAAGTCTATGTGAATGAGCGCATCTTCATTACTCGCGCTGAAGTCACACATGAACTCTTGGCGATAGCGCGAATCATTCATTGTCATTCGCGCAGAATCAAGCTCTTCCTTGTCTAGTACGTCTGTCTCCGTAACGGGGAACATTCGTCCGTACCAATCTTCTGACTTAACGCGCACACCGTCCGCGCTGCGCAAGCCAAGCGACGCGTCCAGCCATAGTTCATAGAACGCATTGATTCCCTTCGGCGTCCCAATGAAGATCGCCCATCCCTTACGGTCTGCAAGAGTAGGCCTGACGATTTCAGACCATACCTCCGGGCGCATCTGCGCCACCTCGTCCATGACAACGCCGTCGAGATATATTCCGCGAATAGCGTCCGGGTTGTCCGAGCCATAGAGGGAAACGCGTCCACCGGAAGGAAAGTCAACTCGCAACTCCGATTCGTTGAATACGGCACCAGGGATGCACCCGGCATACTCGCGCAGGTAGTCCCACGCCACGGCCTTGGCCTGTTTCAACTGCGGGGCGATGTATGCGTACCTTGGACGGCTTCTGCCGCAGCGCAGGCAGGAGAGAATCAGCGTATTAATTGCCATGACGGTTTTACCGAAACGGCGATGGCACACTAGGACATTGAATCGTTTGAGGTTCCGGTGTACCTCGTCCTGCCACTTGTGGGGCTTATACGGGTAGACTACTTGCGACATCGGTTATGACACTCGCTATGTCGATCTCGTCCTCCGTCAACGACAGGGAAATTCTCGACTGTTCGACATTCGGGGGGAGATGAACGGATGGGAGAGCTTGCTCAAGTTCGATGAGCGCGGGAGACTTTACTGAATCCAACGACTGTGTAGGCGTAACATCAATAGCCGAATCACTTGGGTCACGGTCAACGGAGGTAACGATGTACATAGGACCACCATCTTTCCCTGTGACCTCTTGGCGCTGGACAGGTTTTCCACAAACTCTGTCCATGATTGCAAGGGCCGCTTTGAACTGCATGTCCTCGCTCTTGGCCTCAAGCAACTGAATGAGCTTCTTGGCCGCTTTGGGTGACGCTGCCTGTAAGATCGCCATGACATCCGCGTTGACCCGTGGCTTCGCATCCTTCGGAGTTCGGATGGCGGGGACTTCAACGGGCTTCGGCTTGGTGCGGTGGACATTGAGTCCCGGCTTTCCACGGGGCATCTAGTCCCCATGCTCGGATGCGCAGCGAGTCTCCACAACGGTAATCCGCCTGTCGTGTTCTGCGACTTTAAGGTTCACCTTTTCAAGATCGCCCCATGTCACGCAGTCGCGTTCAAACTGCGCCTGGCGGGACATAATGAGATCGAGTTTCACGCCATGCTGCGCCATTTGATCTCGGAGGTTGTTAATCCCTGACGAGACTAGCCAACCAACCCCGCCGACAACCGTGGTCACTACGACCATTTGTAACCATTCTGACATTACTTGCTAGCCGCCCCGTTGACCTTCTCATATGTCCGCATCGCTCCACCACCAAGAATCAGGATAGTGATTGAGGAAATGAGGCCAGTGTCAATGGGCGGGGCAGTCACCGTGAGGTGATTGAGGCGGCTAATCCAATCAATAAGCGGGCTGATAATGCAGGAGTAGCCAAGGGACGCGCCACAGATATACCCAATGAGGGGACGCCAATCGCGGGCAAACTTGTCATTGCTCTGCGCCTCGGCGGTGTTCGTCTGCGCCTGGGCAATCGCAATCTGCGTGTCTGCCTGCAACTGCGCGGCCTGCCACGCAAGCAACTGCGCCTGTTCCTGCACCTCAAGCTGTTTCAACTGAACGGCAATTTGCGGATCGTTGCTGGCGAGGGCCGCATTGACAGCATCAGGCGTGGAGTCGCACCCCAACGCCTTGGCGATAAGACCACCAGCCGCGCCGACAATGGCACCGACGGGGCCACCAATGATTGTCCCCAAGAGCGGGGCAAACTTCGACACCCCACCAACAACGTCCTTCCAGGTCATGGCCTAGCCCCGGAGAAGATGGCCGATAATGAGGCCCAGGATGAACGCAATGCAGTCCCACGACATGAAGTGCATCCTCCAGAACGTCTTGCCCTGGTCGTAATACTTGCTGACCTCCGCTTCAATGTACTGCTTCTCGGCTTCCAGTTTAGCCTCATCGCTCACAAGGTCGGCCTTCAGCTTGTCCAGAAATTCAGACATGATTATCCTCTCGCGTTTTCGATTGTTGCAACAATGCGCTTCGCCCGTGCGCCCACTTGTAGGTACCACTTGCTGTGTTCCAATTCGTATGCCGCTTGTCCCCAAGAGCCGGACTGAAGCGCCCGCAGCGTATTAATGAAACATGCGAAAGTAGCGACACCCATATTGAAAACCATATTCAGAACATTCTCGTAAACGATGGATGGTAGGTCAGCCATCCACGGCCACCGCTGAACCATGAGCCGTTCCGATTCGTCAACATCGGATTCAAGCCATGCCTCGGCCTGCTCTAGCGTACAAGTTGTTCCAGGGACTGCCGGGTAGTCAAGGTCGGGATGCGCCTCAAGATTGTGGCCGTAGCCTATCGTAATGTGACCAGCGGGGCAGACATACGAGGTGAGCTTCGCAACTCCACTCTCCTCGTCCTGCTTCAACTGCTCAAGAAGGCGCTGCCTATCGTAGTTCAATGTTTCACCGGGTAGAAAGCATTTTCAAAACGACGTGCCAACGACTCCCGCGTCTGGCCAATCTCATTTTCCGTCACGTAGCGGCTATTGGCGAGGTGTTCCATGTTTGCGATGAGGAGGTGGGAAAATTCGTGAACCGCAGTCCGAAGCACATCCTGACGCGTTACAGGCATACTCCACGTCTTTGCGAAGTACACATTGGCATTCCTTCCCGGTGTGTTCGTAGCAATGCCACCACACATCGCACCCGGCTCACCAGCGTCCTCCCAAGAGAACTGTATCTCCCAATCAGACAGTCCGAACTTCGCGCACCACTCCATGAACGTGGCCTTGAAGAGCTTGTAGTCATCGCGGGTGGTCTTGAAATTCTCAAGGTCAGGCAAACTAAACCACCCGTTCCAATTTGCCCCGGTGGCAGGCAGGACAGATCCCCATCTGGTTCACAACCCAAATCCCACACACGCGACAACGGAAAACATACTCATCGCAGGTAACTTCGTCAGTTTGGCCCGAATAATGCCCGCACTCTTCATCAGGGACATAGCTGAAACCAGATGGGAGAGATTCACGCCGCGAGAACATTTCCTCCGCATGGCCGTACTCTCCCGCATCCATCGCCTCAAATCTGTCCAACCAATTCTCCTAGTGCGCCCCTAGTGGACACCTTCTCAAAAAAATAAAGCCCCCCTAGAAGGGAAATGCCTTACGCTAATGCGTTTCACTTCTTCAGTCACAGAATTATCAGCCCTGGACACCCTGCTGTCCCATCACTGGGCGCTACCCGGCAGAACGGGTTTCATAGTCTTTGTTACCAAGAAGGGGCTGTTTATCCGTCCGTGGCTAGCGACCTACCACTATCGGCGTCCGGGGGACCTACTCTCAATTTCTTCCAACTATCATGTACAGAAAACGTGTCACTTGTCAAGATAAAAATAGCACGTTTCACCCAAAATTATAAAAAAAATTATACGGGAATACGCTGCAAACGGAAACAGCGTGGGCGGGTGTGTGAGAAACTAGCTGCGGTGGGTGGCGCATGGGACTCCGGCCATGCCAACGGCGAAGTATCCCCCCCGTTTTGGCCCTCGCTGATTGGTCCTAGTACCGTTTGCCAGGTGCAGCTCCACGGTGCGCTACAGTCAATGCGGAGGAACAGCCCCTCCCTCACATCGGGCGGCCATGTCCTCGCTATCGCTGCGCTATCTCTAGTGATACTGCGGGCATGATACCAGCAGTGATACCACGAGGCGCCCAGTTGTCCGGTTAGTTGTACGGTTGACGAGTAGCCTGGAGCGGCACCAGAAGGCCAGCGATGAATATAAGGATAGCTTGATATAGGCCGGGAACCGTTGGCATTGGATGAAATAGATATCGGCGCGTGGCTGAACTACTCACACGAATTTGCGCTCACTCACACGGTTCTGACCCATCTACTCACACGAATTGCAGTCCAATGCTGCTTATTTGTCTGATTTTTCGGACTACGCCTAATAATCCATTATTAATGGATCCGCCACGTGGCCTGTAAGCCCTCGGAGCTGCCGTGGGCATACTCTAGCATGGTGCGACCGCGTGGCTTGTCTGAGGTCATGTGAGGATTGTTGGTGCCGTAGGGGTTGCGGAGTATTTTTAATTTATTTTGTCTGCTAGTGCATTTTTTTTGTTGACAAGGTTCTGGCGAGTAGTTAAATATCTGCTTAGCGGGACAATGAAACACTAACCATCGAGGCAAGTATGAAATGGACGCTAACACCTGCTACAACCTGGCCGCTTGGCTTTTGGCCCTGATAGTGGCCGGAGTACTGGCTACGGCCACAACGTACCACGCACCGAACCGCAGAACGGATGAACCTAAGAAGAGGGGGTAATCATGGGCGAAGACAAGAGATATAACGGCTGGACCAACTACGAGACCTGGCGTGTCAACCTGGAATTCTTCGATGGGGATTTCTGGAATGAACGGGCCGAGGAAATGGCACTGGAACTGCTGGATAAGGATGGAGACCTTGACGGCCTGCGCTCGGCCCTGGCGGATGAGATGAAGGAAAGCCTTGAAAACTATGTGGGCGAGACAAGCGAAAGCGGGCTTGTCCAGGACTATGCCTACGCCTTTATTTTCGAGGTCAACTACCATGAGATAGCCGAGCATTATGTTTCAGATATCGACGTGTGGTCCGCAGGCTGGAACATGCCCGGCTACATGCCGGACAATCCGCCTGCTTTGTTCCTGGGCTGGGACCAGGCGCGGGATTATCTGGTTGAAGAGCTGGAAAGGGCGCTTGAAGAGCTGGAAGAGGGCGCGGAAGACCCCGGCTATGCTGAGGTGGCTGAGCGCCTGATCCACAAGGCGCCGGGCAATGCGGAATATGGGCAGACCATCGGGGCGTATCATTGGTTTTTGACAAAGGGGGTTTAGCCATGCGCGAGGAAACGACTACCCGCACATTGTACACATTCGCCGAGTTATCAGAAGACGCGCAAAACGCGGCGCTTGAAAAGCTCCATGACATAAACGTGGATTGCGACTGGTATGACCTGGACTATCACGCGGAAAACCTGGCCGCCATTGGCTTTGAGAATGCAAAAATTCATTTTTCCGGTTTTTGGTCCCAAGGCGACGGGGCTTGTTTTGACGCCGACGTGAACGTGGAAAAGGCCTTGAATGCCTTTTTAATGTGTAACCATCCGGCCCGCAATTTTGACGTGGCCGCGTATGAGAAATGGCTTACCCTGGCCGAACGTGGCGCAATCAGCGCACACATTCGCAAGGTCGGGCCATATAACATTTACGCCCATGCAAATACAAGAGACCTGGAGCTTGACTGCGTTTTTTCGCAAAAGGCTTGGGACAAGCTTGGGCTTGGAGCCTGCCAGGATTTGCTTGAACAGCTCAGGCACGATGCCTGCCAGGAGATATATTCGAGCTTGGAAAAGGAATATGAATACCTGACCGGCAGGGGAGCCATTCTGGGGACAATCGAGGCAAACGAATACGAATTTACAGAAGACGGGAGGCTTGCATAATGACCGCCCGAGAATTAACCGCATATGCTGAATGCGCCAGGCAGGCCGCACCGGAACTGCTGGCGGCGCTGGAAATGGCTTTGCGCGCATTTGGCAACCCCAAAGAGATTGACGCCCTGGTGGCCTTTGCCACAGTGGAAAAAATCCGCGCGGCCATTGCTAAGGCACAGGGGGTAAAGGAT